AATATACTATACATATATAATAAACGCTCACTCACATACGTTCGTTCGCTAATAATATAATATATATAATAATATAAATACTTACTTTCTTAGGAAGAAAGATAACAAAGAATACTATACGCTCGCTTCGCTCGCTCATACCAAATATAATAATAAATACACACTTACTCTCTTAAGAAGAGAGATAACAGAGAACTATAATAATAAATAATGAACTACTTACTTCTCTAAAGAGAAGATAACAAGAGATTATATACTGCCTCGCTACCGCTCGGCATTTAAATAAATAAGATAAATATGCTTGCTTCTCTCAACAAGAGAAGACAACAAGAGAATATTTAATAACGGCCGGCTCACGTGCGTTCGCACGGCCTGATCTACAACAAAAACTTAATTCGCTTGCTGGCGTTCGCTTATAGGGCGCTCGTGTGGCTTTACGAAGCGTTAATAACTTCTCGTTGTAGGTAATCATAGACTTCCATTAAACATGTCGCATACACGACATATATACCAAAAAAAATAATTTTAGTATATACACATCGATTGTATTGAAATCAATCTTTAGTATATGTATATAATAAAATAATCTTTTAAGAATTCAGACCGGACTTTATATATATAGGACACCGGTTTAAAAAAATAAGAGTTTAGATAACAGATGCGACCCACTCCCGTGTGCTTCCATTATCTAAACTCTTTAATAACTAACCTTGAGCTTCAGTTTGTTGTTCACCAGTAACCATAACGATATCATCGCTATTGTTACCAGTAGAGCCAAAGCTCTTTTTGATAGAACGAATTTCATCAGACTTGGTCAATTCGCCCCAACTAGCTTTTGCTTCATCGACAATGACGGATGTTCCGCCAATGCCTAATTCAGCAACCTTTTTAAGGCCACCAAACAAACCTTTGGATACAACCTTGATACCGCCAATACCAGCATCTTTAGTAATGCCGGCAACGATACCTAATTTCTTTCCGCCCCAGTTCACAATGCCACCAGTAGTAGCTTTGAACTTTGCCATTTTATAGGCAGAAAGAATATCTTCTACGACTGCATCGTCGCATTCTACTGTAAGAACTGTGCCATTTTGTGTTACATTTGCGTTGAATTCTTCAGTAGCTTTTTCATTGATATAATTAAGGATTTTTAAGTTTTCGTTTGTAATCTTAAATTGAGCCATAATGAGCCCTCCTCTTATTTAATAAAAAATAAGGGAGCCATGTGGCCCCCTTTAAATTAGAATACACCTTCAGCTGTTTCAACTTTACGGTTAGGAATTTCTCTAACCAAGTTGAATGCTTTAGATGCCAAAGCGTTAATTAATTTGTTAGTAGCAGTTTCCGGACGTTTAGCGTACAAATCGCCATTATGGCGAGTTGCAACTGGGTAAGAATAATTACCCTTCATGTTGTTAGCAAATCGAACGCCTTCTTCACTAACACCGTCTTTAAATGTTAATACTTGACCTTCTGTAAGTACTACATCTTCTGGAACTACTAAATCAAATCCAGACAGTTCAGATTGACGCATAATGCGTAATTGAACGTCTGCTTCTTTGTTTGCTTGTAATGCTTCTGCTAGTTTAACATAAGCTTGAGTGTGTTCTGGAGTGTCATATTCACTCGTAGCCAACTCAGCACATTCTTCTGCAGAATGGCCTTTTGCAAGCAAGCCCATCAACTGATAACATTTAATCGCAATGTTATCTGGTTGTACAAATGGTACAGTCATGTCGCCGTATTCGTCACGTTTTGCAACGAACAAGCCTAATGTGTCAACTACATGAGAAATCCCAACAGGGATGAATTGACCTTCGCGCTTAGGTAGTTTTGCGACATTTTCTTTGCCGTGTGCTTGTAAACCGCGTGCAAAACCACCATTCTTTGTTCCAACAACTACCGCATTAATGATAATATTTTTCTTAGCCATGATAATAGCCTCCTTAATAAAATAGTCCGATTGGGCCGGACACCCCATTATTTAAAAAATTACTGCCTCCCTTATAAGACAGTATCCAATATACTAATATATTATTATATATATAATTAGTATACTCGATACTGCCGTCGTCTAGTTTTCACCGACGACAGTTATATGTAGTAGAGAGGAGGAGAACCAGATATTGCTACCTGGATAAATGACACAGTCCTGAATGAATAGGATTGTTTGTATATAGGAGTTCAGAAAGAGGTTTTTTAGGAACTCAAGACTATGTCATTTATCAAAATAGCAAAAACCCGCAAAAGAAATTTCGGGCCGGAGGCGACCGAATGTCGTACCGTACCAAGCCGTAAATTACACGAAAAAGAAAAAGGAAGAAGCGATATGATGTGATATCGACTTCTTCCTGACCACACTGAATTAATTATTTTCTTAATGCTCTATTAGCTAAATCTGTAATCATATAGCCTAGAGCTAAAAACATAATACGGAAATACCAAGGACGTTCTTGGTAAAATTTTTCAAGAGAAACGATTAATTTATCCATTGTGATTTCCTCCTATGCAATGAACAAAGATACTAGGCTATAGCCTAAAGCGAAAAATGCAATACGGTAGGACCAAGGTGATACTTGGTACCAAATATTTAAATAAGATTTTACAGTAGACATGATGTGTCCTCCCTTTTAAATAATAAATGATGCGGGCGCTAAATATTCATTTATCTAACGCCCTAATTAAATTAATCTGCAGTTACAGTTCTGTAACCATACTCATTACGAGAAATAAATTGAGCACCTGGATGCTCTTTTAATACGGAAAATACGCTATCATCAGATAGCAAAGAAATGTATTGGCCATCAGCCATTTTTAATACGTAATTGTAAACCATAGTAATCATTTTTAATTCCTCCTTATGACTACGTATTGAATTGAGATGAGAGGAAAGCCCCTCAAAGAAGATTTCGCCACGGAGTGGCTACTTACTTAAACAAATCAAGAAACGACTGAGGAAGCTTTTTATATTCGTCTTCCTCACATATAAACATTGGATGACGTTCATAGGAGAAGAATTGTTCTTCCTCCTCGTCCCAAATTTCGGCCCACGCCGAAATCTCGACAAATTCTATGCCGGCAGTTTGTGCCTTAGAACCAGCACAAACACAATCAGTATAGTATTCGTCTACGATTTTATCATAGGCTTCTCTATAAGAGCCGGCTTCGATAATCGTATCTTTATAAAGTTCACCGAAAAATACGTATTTCATAATTTCCTCCTCATAAGAATAACGTATTAAAGGGAAAATTCCCTCAAAGAAAATTTCGCCCCGGCGGGGCATACTATTACTAGTAAACTGATACCGCCGGATTGAATAAATTAAATTAAAAAAAATTTTAGATAAAGAATGCATAAAGGACTACGCCGAAATACATATCAAAGGTGACAGTCGAATATTCGACGACCAGAGACGAAATGACGCGGGCCAAATCCCAATGTCATGAGCGTCGGAAGTCGAATATGGTCCCGCATGCGGGCGACTGCCACCGAACTTTATTTAAAAAAAATTAAGCTTTAGCTACAGATATAATAATCCATAACTAAAGCTTTACATAAATTATTCTTCGCAATTATAGTGATTAATCACTTTAATGTGTTCATTGCGAATACTTGCTTTATTATGTGGCCAGAAGTCTGCATGGCTCCAGTCACCTTTTGCAAGATAGAAATCACTTTCTCGGTCGTTGCGCTCTAGCTCGTGCACAACTTTAACAGCTTCTTTACAGCTGTTAGTGTTAACTACTTCTGCACAACCGAAAATATAACGAGAATTGCCAAGGTCTTGAATTGCGATAATGCTAATCATGATTTTATTCCTCCTATATGATTAACGAATAATAATGAGAGAGAATTTCCCTCGTAATAGATTTCGCCACGGAGTGGCTTTCTATTTTTTGTAAGATGCTAACTCCAGAACGAGAGTATTCGGGAAGCTATGCTTCCCGAACTAAAACCTCATTTGGAACGTGTCCAGCTGGGAAATGGAGATAAGTGACATCTCCTACGATGAAGCCGGGCGCGAACCCAGTTCCATTATCTAAATTTAATACTACAGGTATACTACCTGTAATATCGATATTAACAGAAGCATATGCTTCTTTAACATCATAAATACTAGAACATGGTTCCACTGGTTTTAATTCCACGGAACCTTTAAGAATGAAACCTTCGGCATAAGCGCCGTAAATAACGATAGTGTTCATAGTTTTTTCCTCCTGTCTACGAACAAAGAACTGAGGGCAAATTTACCCTCAAATAAAATTTCGTAGCGGAGCGTTTGCTTTCTCTTTAGCTCTGCTCTACTACTAATAACAAGTTGTGCGTATCCGTTAAGGACTAAGAAGAGAACGTTGGTTATTCTTTGCCTTAATCCCTAACGGGCCCCGAAGGGGGATGTACTATGCTTTTCTGCAAAGAAGGCAGATGGTATGTACATCATTACCATAGCCTTCCTTTTCGATTGTATTGAACATAGCTTCGTCCAATACGATCTCGCCACAGAATTTTTCTAAGTATGTTTTATTGCCAGGGATTTCGCAATCACATACCTTCACCAATTGACCTTTAGTTTCTTTCTTTTCAGAAATAACATAAAGACCATCCCCTTTGCCACCTTTGCTTTTTGGAAGCAAATAGAATTTATAGCCATGATCTTTTGCCATAAAAATATTCTTAGCATTTTCCATAGCTTTTTGAGCGCCAGTAACGCGAACAACAAATTTATTTTCGTCTACTGGCTCTTCAATTACTTCCATCAAATGAACCACTGTAAACAAGCCGCCAAAATCGTCGCGGAATACAGGACGTACTCCATTGACGATTCGATCAGTAAAGAAGCGACCATCAGTAGATTCACCGTTAACGAATTCTACTTCGTCGCCATCAGCAATATTTTGGCACATTTTATCTGTGCCAAATACATCGTAACGACGGAACAATGGGGAATCCTTAAGTTCAAGACCTTGCTCTTGACGGTATAATGTACCGCTCATCATTGCATCCATAATAAGCTCATATTCAAGAATAGTACTGGCAAAATTAAAGCCAGCATTTTTAGATTCTTGAAATGCATTCTTATCTTCGCCAACAAATGTTCTAATCATATTTGCAACATAAGGTTTAGCTTTGGAGAATGCACCCTCCACTTTAAAGCCTTTGATGGATAAAGACTTAGCGCGACGCAAGTCATCACATATCATATTAAGAATCTCGAACAAGGAACCTTTAGTGGCTTCCAATTTCTTGTAGCCAGGTTTGATTCCCATAGATTCAACTTCTTTATTTAACAATTCTACTGCACGATTTGCAGCTTCTAATTGCAAATCATACAACGCATCTTTTAATACCATTTTTTCTACTTTTTGTGTTCTCATTTTTATTTCTCCTCTTTATTGAAAACTTTATGTTCAACAACTTCGAAACGAGCAATTTGCTCGTTCCAAATAATTGTTGGTGAATAATTGCGTCTTGCTTGTTCAATGTCTTTAAGTAAGAAGCACAATGGATCAAAGACTGTCAATCCAGTCTTAGCACTATCGATAATCATACCGATAACTGCTGGAGCAACAGACAAGCAATCCAACAAATAGTTCTTAATAGATTGTTCAGATCTATCAGAACCAACAAAATCTAAAGTCATTTGCTCAATACGTTTGTTCATTACTTCGTCCATAGTAAGATCACTATGATCGTTGTAATGTCTTTCATATGGAGCATTACCATGATCACTACCATACTCAGTCGAAATATTATCTTGTAGCTTTTTAATCACCTTTTTATTCTTAAGGTTTTGCAATACAGTAGATGCACAACTGTTGTATACACAGAATACACCTACAGCAGTGTTACCTGTTGCGAGTGATGCCAAATATACTCCTGTCATCAACTCAGATAAATTAGCAAAGCGAATAGATATATTTGCGCCTAATTCGTCCGGGATATCGACAGAGCGGCTTTTACGGCCTTCAAAGATTTTTAAATCTTCGCCTACCATAACCATGCAGCCGTCAGTGTCATTATCCATGCCACCTAATAGGCCTTTTACATAAGTGCTACCAGAATAAATAAATACAGATTCTGGTAAGTTTTTGAAAACATTCAAGATCATTTTAGCTTGGAATGGTTTCAATTTCCCTTTACGTACATAAGCTTCAACACGTTTTTTGATTGTTTTAAAATCAATAATACGTGCTTTCAACATTTCACCTGCAGATGAGCATGGGAAACGCATCAAGACAGCTATTTTATGTCTTAATGTTTTCTTATTCGTAACATAAATCTCGTTATCTTTTACGAGTTTTATACCAAACATCTTTCCTGGATCACCAAGTGCACGAAGGTATTGGCTATCTTTATCTCCGCGAGATTTTAAATCCTTGATTCTAGTTGTGGCATTCTTTGCAATATCTTTGCCCTTATGGCTAAAGATATAATTATCTGTAGCCAATCTTGGATCAGCCAATATTGCACATTCAATACCAGTGCCTCCGAATGAGCCTTTTTTGTAAGACTCAAGACATTGTACTGCTTCACTAACTAATAAATCTACTAAATATTGGAATTTTTCATTAGACAAAATCTTCATACTTAACCTCTTTCTTTTTCTCCTAAATCAGTCACGAGAGTATGAATTAAAATCGTGCTGATACATTTGGCCAGATGTTGTGGCCTGTGTTGCCTTAATAACTTGCAACACTTTAAACTTATTTTCAGTTGGCTCAATAAATTGTGGTACAGCTTTGAACCCATTAAAGTCCGTAACATATACCAATTCACCGGCAGGATTGCCGACAATCCAAACCTTTTGCGGACCATCATATCCTTTGTCTACTTGGCTCAAAGATTGAACATTTTCTTGTTCAATTTCAGCAGCCAATTGAAACCAGCCACTCATATCTCGCATTGGAGTGGAGCCAGTTTTTGTACAAGAACTAACACGCACTTGTAAATAAGCATTTACATCGGTAGGCACACCGTATTCACGGCAGAACCACCAATGATTATGGTAGCTCTGGCCGTCTAACTCAGATTCATTACCTAAAGACATATCATTAAATATCATGATACAGTCTTTTGAAAGATCCAATTCAATTTCACGACCATTTGCTGACCATAAGTTTGCATAGGTTGACATCTTTGTTGCCTTGCCTACGCTAAGTTCAACAATATGATCGAAGAATCCTATGCCATTATTGGCCTTTTGAATTTTTGGCATCCAGAAGTCCAAGCGATCTTTTGGTACAACGAGTCTTTTGCCATTTCGCAATGATGCTGCTGACATTGCGATAGTGGCATATTCAACACCTTCAATAGTATATGTTTGAGTAGCTTCCTCATCAGTGTCGAAATTATACGCAATGATAATACAATCGCGTATAATATCTTCCACATAAGAAAGTGATTTATTTGTATAAACGAAATCAAGATCTCTGATCTCACCTTCACCGATTACAACTTGTGCAGCTGGTGCTACATCAGATTCTTCTATAGCACCAGTTACATTATAACCTACAATCGCCATATGAGATGTTCTAGATGTTAATACCAACAGTCTCATTTTTGCCGTCTTCAAATTCTGTTTTGTTCCGGAATGTTGAGTCCACTTTCCTCCCTTTTGATTTTTCACTGTTTCAGCATATTGAGTTAGATTGAAATTCATTACTTGTCTATTCATTTTTTCTCCTCCATGAATAAAACATAAAAAATAGTTTAATGTCATTGCGGACAAAAATTTATTTCATTAGATAATCATAGCTCACTAATGGAGCTCCGTTATCAATCATAAACTGTATAGCCGCTTCTCTACCGGCAAATTTCTTGTACTTTCTGCCTGTAAACCCATCTGTAGAATCTTTGCACTGAGACCATGTGCGGAATATACCCGGCATATAGCCTCGTGCTACAGCATAGTAAGGCAGTGACATAATCTTGTCTGTTACTGTTTTAAGGTCACGTTTTGTATGACCATCCATTGTTGCAAGCATAAGAACATTCCTACACTCTCGTTCTTGCAAGAAGCACACATCTCCTATTCTGCCTTTCATAGTTCTTATGCCTTTCTTGGCATAATACTTTTGAGCAGAATCCAAGAGTTCCATATAATCTCTTGTGCTTTCTTTTTCTTCAATTACTAATGTTTCTAAGTCTAAATAGATTGTTGTTGTCATGATCTTTTCCTCCTTATGACATACAATAACATATATTGCTATAGTTTATAGTCATACAGCTGGACTATGTTGCTAAACCTATCTAATTACTTATAAATAGGAACAGCAATCTTATCGCCTGGTTTAATTTGACGACTTGTTGCTCCTCCTTCCATATTAGCTGATTCAGCTACAGATGTTGCAACAGCTTCTCTGATATCGTAGTTGACATCAGAGTTACGATTAGAGTCTTCTATGATGCTTATCATCGTTTCACCATAAGTCACATGGTGAAGTTCGTAGTGATGTGGTTGCACTGGTTGTGCAAACCATACCATTGCTGCTGTTGCTACTGTTACCATTGCTACTGTTAATGTCTTTTTCATTGTTTCCTCCTTGGATGCTTTTAATGTCTTCCCAAGACTAATAATTAAAGAGCAGACATCCGCTAACGCGTCTGCACGGTCTCGAGGCCCAGCTCTCCCTCGAATAACACCCTGAATCAAAGCAGGGGGGGCGAACTTTAGCTCCGAGACCAATTATATATAAAACACTTACCCCGTCTGAAAAATTTTAAAAATTCCATCCTATATAGGAAAAATGAATACAGCATGAAATAGCAAACATAATTAACAAATTTACACTCATTAAACAAAACAAAAAAAGAGAAAAGAAAGAAAAACTTCATTATAAAAATATACACACAAAAAATTTCCCTTATATAGCGAACATATGTACGCTAAAATAAGATAGAAAAATACCCGTGGCTCCGTAAAGTCCGGGTCACCACGGGTTAATTTCTTAATTTAAATATATCCGTAATAACATGATCGACTAATGTTTTATTATATTCTATGCGATTAAACAGATGAAATGCTATAAGGATACATCGTTTGTCTTCTTTACTTAGTCTATATTTTATTTTCTTATGTCGCATAACGGTACATACGTCGAATGTATTTTTTAGCTGCCATACTTGTGCTTTAGGATGAAGCCGTTTCATGACTTCATAATAGTAATTAAATATCATGAAAACAATAAATCCTTCGTCGCTGACGCGATAATTAATATATTTTTTGTGCTCCTTAATTAATTTGCGTATAAAGAGTACTATCTTGATTTCTCGAGCGCTATTCATTACAGTCATTATTTAAACCCTTTTACTCAATACTACTGACGTATCATAAAATTCACACATGTCGTCAAGTATCTTATTATATGTAATCATAAAATTAGAATTTTCGAAGTATTTAAAATAATATAATATAACGACCTGAATGAAAACTTTAACATCGTCGGCTAACGGTATCCGACTTTTAGAATATTTAGCATATTCACTAACTTCGACAAAGTTCGTATCAGATAAATGATCGTACCAACTATCTTTAAAATCGTATAATAAACGATGTGCTATATTATATATATCAGCTATCATAACGTAACGATCTGATGGATAATTAATCCTCCAATGATTTAAGTGAAGAAACTGATTTATATAAAGTATCATATCTTCTTTTAGCTTGGCACAATATATATCATATTCTTCTTCGTTAAAATATTTAGTAATACTCATTATTTAAATTTCTCCATATAATGCTGAGCCAGATCGACAAGATCTTTTAATTTAGAATCTTCATATTCCACTTCGTTATAGTTAAATAACGCAACGTTTATTATCTTCTTTTCTTTTTTAGACGGATAATATTTATTTTTTGCTTTATGAGACATAACGAGATTAAAATGAAATTTCGAGGCAATCGGTTGTATCCTATCTCTCGGATAAGATGCTTTAAACATAGAATAAAATAAATTATAAACGAAATGTACGACGAAACTCTTATCGTGTATCTTATATTTTCTATATCGAAAATTAGAATTAATAAGTTTATATATATATTCTACTATTCCTTTTTGTCTGTCCATTTAAATTTATCCTTCAAATAAATTTTTACTTCGTTCGATAATGTCCTCTACAAGTGGAAATAAAAATCTATAATTCTTCTGGTAATAATAAAAAGAAATTAACGTAATCAATTTACGATATTTTTCTGGTAAAGCGTAGCTTGTATCTTGTTGAATTAAAAGATGTGATCTAATAGCACTAACATTTTTCAATACGTGATGGCCAGGCGATAATTCTCTTATTACATCTTTATAAATATAATAAATAGTACAGACTATATTTTCAGAAGCATTATTTATATACCGAGATTTAGCTGATTCTATAGAATTAATATATTTAAGTACGGCTATCGTTCTATTTTTGGCATTCATATTTTCCTTCTCGTATAGTTTTACAAATTTTATCGGATAAGTTCCATGGCAGATCACGAATATTATTATATAATAGATACGTAATTTTTATATAACGAAGTGCTTTTTCGTCTTTGAATTTTGGCGAAGAGCCGTCGGTGATAACTTCTCTTACATCTTTTTCACTCGCATCCATAAGATTACCATAGCGTACATTAACGAATTCTGCTAGCACATCGACTAACGTTCTATATAAATAAGATACTACACGAAATTTATTTAAATTATTATTAAATCGCCAAGAATCTTCATCGACCATTTCGTACAAATAAAATATTAATGATGCTCTAGTTTCGTAATAATCCATTATCTAACCTCATTTTTTTAATTATCGTATCATTGTTTTCTATATTGCGATACTTACTATAATATAAAATACTAAGCTCGATTAATTTTTTCTCGCTACGCTCAAGCATCTTTTTATTAGTACAATCTATAATATAATAATAAACAGAATTATAACTTATCGATCCGAGTTTTAAATAATCGCTATGCTTAAAATCGGCAAGCACAAGCACCGATATATTATAAATATCGGCTACTTCATAATATTTTGGTTTATAATGTTCTAAAGTCCACCATGTCTTATACACGATAGAGGCAATATAATGAATAATATCGAGCTTAAAATTCTCAATATTGCGTATATCTAAAGAATTTAACATCTCGTACTCCTCTTATTTTATCCTTGTAAAGATTAAAATATCGTTCATCACACCTATTAAACATATAGAACGAATTAACAAGCATCATAATAAGCACTTTAGTTCGTTTACCTATAATATCATAATTAGTATGTTCTCTATCGATAATACCTTGATAATCTAAAGCATACGACCGCATTTCGTTATATAACGGTATATTGTGCTCGTCTCTTACAATATCCATTAATAAACGAAACATTTCGTGCGATATCGGTAAAAAACTAAGCGTACCTCGAGTATAAGGAGCTAATTCAACTAGCATCATAAATAAAAATTTATGAACCATAGCGGCTCGTGGATATTTCATACTATTTCCTCCATAATAAAAAAATCCTTCATATAATATAGTATTATTATATCATATGAAGGATAAAAATTAAAGCTTATAAACACTAATATCGTCGCCGTTAGGACTAATACCTCGTAAATACAAAACATTATTTTCTATGACAAAAATTTTAGGAATATTGGCAAAATCTTTTGTTGCAACAACATCTGTTTTTTGTCCTTTTACAAGAATAGCAAAACAATTTGTATTAACATTTTCATTTAAAGTGCTTTGTTCAACAGTAGAATATATAATAACCTGTTCCCAATCTGAAGGCAAATCACACACTTTAATTTTATTTAAAGTTCTGCCATGGATACCACGGGCATAAACACGACCGCTCCAAATTTTATTAGCCGAAATCTTAGCAAATGTAGTAGAGCCGCCGCCTTTAGGAAGATTACTTACTTTATTATTTAACGCTTCGATTTCTTCTTGAAGGGCGAATTGTTTAACTTCTTTTGTCGTAGAATTATACCAACCTGGACGGCTAACACAACATAAATTAGTTTCGTATGTATTGCCGTCGTAATCACCTAAGTCTAGATGAGCTTTACCTTGCGCGATTTCTTCCAGCGTAGAGCCAGAACCGATACGATGGTATTTACCGGTATCGGGGCCTGTCTCCATAAGGATCGGATTACTATAAGCAAATTTAAGAGGACCAGTAATAGTGTCACCATTTTTATTTAACTTATTGTTTAATTCTGTCGTTAAGCCATCTGACAGTTTTTCTTTCGTAACAGAATGATCACGTAACTTACGAGTCGTAACACTAGCATCAGGATGATCGATTTCATCTAAAGTGCGATGTTTGGATAACTCTCCTTTAAGATCGTTAAGTTTTTTTAGTGTTCCACTGCCGGCATTATCTAAAGAAGATTTCAATTCATTTTTTAAATTATTTAACAGCGAATCGATCTGATCTTTTAAATAATATTTAGTAATAAGATCGCCCAACAAGTTATCGACTTGATCTTTTGTATAATGATCTTTTAATAGTTTAGCTTTAGACGGAAATAATTTATTTAAGAGAAATGCACTTAATGCTTTATCTTCGCTAAAGTTAGACTCGCCTTCAACAAATTCGTCGGACGAGATAACTTCTTTTTTGTCGACATGCTGTACTCTGTCTTTCAATCGATTAAGCATCTCGGCACGTTTAGGCTCGCTTTCGCGGACGCTAAACTCATAATCGTATATATTAGTTTCTGGCATATGAATATGTCCTTTCGTAGATTTAAAATATATACTACTATATTACAGAAAAAATCCCCGCACTAAGTACGGGGATATATCTTTATTATAAATGATCGTTAGGTTGCAAATAAACTATACGCCAAGATCCAGGGCCTTCTGTTGACTCTGCAATATAAAGCGTATTATTATCTATTATCATTTGTCCAGCAAACGCCGGTGCTTGTGTCATATCGGTTGCCATAAGTTTGTCGATGCGAACATAATCTTTTAATTTGTCACCGACATCGGCAGCATTAACGACCCATTTAGTGCCGTTCCAGAATACCGGCATATCGAGTGTTGTATCGAAATACTGTTGACCGACAACTAAATGTTCAGTCGGACGATTTTCTGTTGGGCCAGAATGAATAACCGGGATAGTCTCGTATGTCATATTAGACATAGTATTAAGATTTGATCCAGGTATAAAATAAACATCCATATCGAAGTCGCCAGGAGCATTAACAACATCGGCTTTATAAACTTCCGGGATGCGAAGCTTCATTGTTTTAGCTGTAGGATCGGCTTCGATAATAGGGAAATTACCTTTACCTAACGCACCCAATTCAGCTCCAACTCCAACTGGCTTACCAGCGTGAGAACCGTTTTGCCATGTCGGATATACATCGAATCCGACTGTCATAGTACGATCGCCATGATTAACGACAGAAGTCGGTTTATCGTGGACGTATTCTGTATCAGTCGTATATTTATATGTCGATACATAACCTAAATGACCGGTAACCTTAGGATCTGATTCGATATACACATCACCGGAAACACCGGCAGAGTAATGACTATAGTCGTTATCTTTAGCATCAATAAGAGGAGAGCCTTTAGCATTAAAATAAATAGCAGAACCTTCTTCTTGGAAAAGTTGATTTTTATCATTAGGCTTCATTTCCCGAATCGTACGATCTCGACCAACGAAAACTCGTGTCTTAGCATTTTCTTCGGCACGTACTTCGAATCTCCGGTTTAGATAACCTTTGGCTCCATATTCATCGGTAGAACCTAAGTTAGTAAATAATTTTAATCGATCAGATTCTTCGACACCGTTAGGAGCAATCGATAACATAGGAGAATCGATCCAAGAGAATAAATATCGATCAGTAAGCGCTGCAAAGTTTTGAACAAAGTTAGGGAATTTTAAATTATTAACTTTGATCTCAGCTTTATCTTCATTAGAAGAGTTAAGCTTAATAAATGGAACTGGATAATCTCCGTCTGGTAAATATTGTGATTCGCCCGAATGCATAATATCCAAAGTAATATTATTTAATTCGGTAGAAGCTATAGCATTTATATCGAGAAGATTAGTCGATAGATTCCAGCGACCAGTCAATTTAAGATTACTTAACTTATTAGCATAAAGCATAATGGACGATACATTAGCTAAATCAAAATCGTCAGCATAATGAATCGTTACATTATCGATATCGGCATAAGAATAGGAAGAAACACCCATGTTACAGTTATTAGAAATAATATTACTAACTGTATTACCGATACCATCTGTACCTTCTATTTGTATAGCATATTGACCATAATCGCAAATAATATTGTCGATCGTAGAATAATGTATCTCACGACTCAAATCAATATTTTGACCTTGATTATCTTTGGTGTTAGCCATCTTCATATTTTTTAAGACAAGATTATAATGACGCATATCGAGATTATTATCGTCATTTATAAATTTAATATAGCTACCACTAATATCTTCTCGTGCTACTTTAAAGGAGAAGTCTTTGATAGTCGTATTATAAACATCGTGATGGTCGCCATTGTTAGCATCGGTACAACTCAAAATAAAACCGATAGTGTCGACATTAGAATTAGATTCATCGTGACCACAATTAATAACGGCACCATGTAATGTTTCAGATTTAACGACAAGTTCTTTACTACGATCTTGAGGACAAATGATTTTTACTTTGTCACTAATCTTATAAGTACCGTCTGGGAAAAGAACTTCGGTATATCCTTCGGCATTTGCTTTAGTAAAGATCTCGTTTAGCTTAGCCGTTACATCGGTAACACCTGTGTTGTCGACGCCTTCAGTAACAACGTTAAGAGATCGTTTATTCCCGGTTAAAGATTGAAGCTCTGTCTTCTTAATGAATAACTCATCGGTCTTAGTTTTATTATAAATTGCTTTATCGTAATGATAAGTCGTAAGTACGGTATAAGAATTAGTGCCATTATAGTGTTTTAATTCTTTACCTAAGATAGTCGTCAAATTACGTTTGTCGCCGACTTCTAAATTGTTATTAGCGTTAATTTTAGCCATAACATAATTAGTAGCTTTATCGACAGATTGACCATGATAACCGACTTGATTACCGACTACGATACCGTTATTTAAAAAGTCGTTATTAATATTATTAAAATAGCTTCGAGCAAAATCGTATTTGTAGATACGAATATAGTCGTGGCTATTAGCTGCCATATAAATGGCACCATCGACTAACGCAAAGTCTTCGATTTCAGCCTTAGGTTCGAATTCAAGTTCACGAACGATAGTAGCCGTATTATCGCTAATTTCGACTTCTACGATACGTCTCATTAAGCTGAATATAATTTTATTACCGATGAATAAAGCACCGTTAGAATCGTTATTTTTCTCGTTTACGGTAACAATATATTCTTTACCGTCAGTTAAATTACTGTCGGCATAAATACGAATTTTTCGAGTATTGTTATCGGCTCCAGGAAGAATACTTGCATACTGACCTGTTACCGGATTATAGCCGACATTATAAAAGTTATCGGTATAGTCTTTGTATTCACCAGGAGTTAAATCGTCGCTAACGCTATAAATACGATTACCATTAGCTGCGCCATTTGTTGCACGAACTTTACCGTCGAAGAATAAAGTATTACAATGGCCTAATTTATCGGCACCACTGTTTTCAACACTACGAGCAACACTAAAATCTTTATTTAACTCATATAAGATTTGTGTCGTACTGTCAGCGTTAATACAAGCTATGATAAATTTTTCTGTCTGAGGATTGTACGTAAACCCTTGGCACTGATTTACCTTTTCTTTGTTGAAAGGAACTTCGGCTACGAGAGCGATATTTTCAGCATATTGCATAACTGGCTTTTGGTTCTTTTTAAGAATAGAACTGAGACCTTGTGCAATTTCAGAAATAATAGACATAGTGTCTCCTTATTATAAATAATTAATTCCGTTCATCTTAGCGATTTCACGAGCACGGTTACGAATCCAATTGCCACCAGCAGTATGTAAACCGTCTTCAGTACGAGTATGGCATTCTGGAACGAGGATATCAAGATCCCAACGCTCTGCCGGATAGTCGTATAAGTCTTGACGTGCCAAACAGCGTTCACCGTGAGTAAATACTCGGCTTAATGGCAAACCCCAAGATACGCAACATAAGTATATGACAGTAGCCATTGCTTCGAGTTGTAATGCATTAACAGGCTCAGAACCTGGTATGTATGTAGAATAACCTGTGAAGCCATCACCATTTAATTCGGAACCATAATTAGAGCAAGCCGAAATACCAAAGTTATTAGTATTTTCATGATAACAATGGCTCGCTCTATTATCTAAATCTTGCATTACATGTACATTACCAGATCCATCGATACACATATGATAATCATCGAACAACTGGTCATAATGACCAGCTGTCCAATGAAGAGTAATCATAGTATTCGAAGAACCTTGTTGTTGAATAGTCGGATAAATATTTTTAACTACATTATCGCGGACTTGTTTTAATTGTTCTTCGTATGTCATATATTATTCACCCACATCAAAAATAATAATACCATCTTCAACAGAACCATTATAAATAAATTTCTTTTTACCGGTAGAGTCATATAAATATGTTTCTAAAGAAGATGGGCATTGATATGCAAAGACATCTTTAAGATCTTCTTTTGTTACTTGACCACTTATTACTCCATAACGGTTAACGATATAATATTTTATAGGATTATTATTTTTAAACTCAAGCTTTTTCTTAAGATTAATATTAGATACATTATAGCCTCTAATAACAGCATCTTTGTCGAAATAAAGTCCGTCTTGATCATAATCTCTTGTCTTATCAAAT